CTTCGGCCTCGCGCTGGGCCTTGGCCTCAGCGGCTTGACGCTGAGCTGCAGCTTCATCAGCCAGGCGCTTGGCTTCGGCTTCTTCGGCCAGGCCCTGGGCTTCTTCGGCTTCAGCGGCCAGCTCGGCCGGCGACTTGACCAGCTCGATCCAGCCCTCGGGCAGCGCCACGTCGACGACGGCCTGGGTGGTCTCGCGCGGCTGGTCAGAAGGGAGGAATTCTTCGACAGTGATGCCGCCATGGGCGAACTTGAAGGCGGCAAGGACAATGATGTGTGGCATGGCGGGGGCTCCTGTGAGCAGGACGGGTGGTGATGTAGCGAGGGGCCCGCGCTGCGAAGCGTGGACCCCTCGTGCCGGCGAGTTAGTCGGTTAAGCGACCGAGAACTTGCCGAGCTTCAGCGCCTCGGAGTTGATGAGGCCGCCGCCCACACGCTTGGTGGTGTAGAAACCCACGTAGGGCTTGTTGGTGTACGGGTCGCGCAGCATGCGGGTACCCATGCGATCTGCAATCACATAAGCACGCTGGAAGTTGCCGTAGGCAATGCTCAGGCTGTTGGCAGCCTTGGTGGGCATGTCTTCCATTTCGCGCACCGGGTAGCCCAACAGGTTCATCACAATCCCGTTCTGGATGGAGGGCTGCCACAGGTACTGGCCAGTGCTGTCCTTGAACTTCATGATTTCAAACATCACGGACTTGGCCATGGCCCAGTTCGAGCCTGCACGGTAGCCCTGGCGCAGTTTGCTGATGATGTCGATCAAGAAATCAGCCGCATTGGATGCCGGCCAGCCACCGGCAACGCCCGACGCGACATGCTCAACGGTGCCGTAGGCACGGCTGTTATCGCCAGTCGCGGCCGTTGGGTAGGCCAGGAAGCCCTTGGGCTTGTTGGTGCCATCGCCGGAGACAAAGGCCGCACCCTCAGCCACCGAGAATTCCTCGGCCAACTGCTGGATGAGTTCACCTTCGACGTTGAAGATCAAGTCATCCAGCGACTGCTGGGTGACCATGGGGTTGCATACAACTCACCCATCGACGGCTTGAAATTGTCGAAGGCGCTGGTGTTGGTTTCCGGGCGAGTGGACTTTTCACCGACCCAGCCGCTGCTGATGCCGTTCTTGTTGACCAGGCGGTTGTAGTCGCTGGTACCGATCTGCACGACGCGAGCCAGCTGGCGCATGGGGGACACGTCGCGCAGCATCTTCTCGATCTCGGTCTCGATGACCTTGGGCAGGCCGAAGCCACCATCGGCGGAGACCACGACCGACCAGCTCTTCTTCTCCAACTCAATCAGGCCGGTGTCGGCGCCCTTGCGAACGAAGCCGTCGACGAAGGCAGTTTTGTGGTTCAGATCGTCTTGGTTGCCATTGTTGCCGCCGCCACCGCCGAGGCTGATGCGGTTGGTCTTGGCTTCGAGCTTCTCGACTTCGCCCTTGAGGCTCATCAGCTCGGTCAGCTCGCCCTGCAGCTTGGCGAGCTTGGCGTCGCTATCGCCGGTGGTCTTGCCGGCTTTGAGTTCCTCATACCGGCGGTCGTTCAGTTCCTTAAAGTCGGAGAAGCCTTTTTGAATGCCGTCGATCAAGATCTTGAGTTCGGGCAGGGCCAGGGGGGCATTGGCAAGCAGCAGGCCGGTGGCCACATCATGGCCAGTCAGGCCAGCAGTGAAACTGGAGACGCCAGCAGCAAAGGCCATCGCCGCCGGCAGGCCGACCGAGAAAGAAAGGACGCCGATGGCGGCAACAGCCAGCATGGCCGTGAGAGAGATGCGCTTCATGATGATGAGTTCCTTCTGAGTTTGGCAATAAAAAAGCCACCCAAGGGCGGCCGACATGGAGGGGAAGTAAAGAGCGGCTCAGCGCGGGGATCAGCCGATGGTGAGCTGCAGGCCTTGGAGCGCCTGCTTGAGTGCGACAAGTTCATCCACTGCCGGATCAGGATCACCCTGGCCCGGTGGCAGAGACTTGACGCGGGCCATGAAGGCCGTCGCTTGCGAACGCGTGAGGTTGCCGGCATCGCGCAGGAAGCGCTCGGCGTCCGCAAGGGTTTGAAGCGTGTCAATGGCTGACTTGACACCTGTGATCTGGGCGGAAGGATTGGCCGGGAAGGTGACGATGGAGATTTCCCAAAGGTCAACTTGCAGCAGGGTACGAATGCCTGTGACCTTGTCGTAGCTGTCTTTGCGCGTGACGAAGCCGATGGACAAGCCATTGACAGCCTTGGCCAGCATGAGCGCTCGGGCCTCTTTGGCACGCACCACGTCATCGATCAGGAGATGGCCCTTGGTGTCCAGGCCGTGCGAGTCCTCGCGCATTTCGAGGAATGGCCCGATGGGCTCGCCGCTGCGGTGCTGCCAGAGCACGGGCGGGAGGCGCCCCGCATCCTTCCAGCCATAGAGGCTTTCAGCGAAAGCACCAGGCGCAACGATTTCCTTGTAGCTGTCCACATTGCCGAACACGGAGCCGTAACCGGTGAAGATGCCCTTCTCGTCAACGGCCTTAACCTCGAAGGGCCGCTCGATGTATTTCAGTTCGATGCTCATGATGGTGTGACCTCAGGCCGAGGGTTTGTTGCTGGTGGAGACGTTGGTAGGAACCGGCAAGGCAGATGCAGCGCCGCCCATGGGGTTCATTTCTTCAAGCTCGCGCACTTCGTCTTGCGTCATCCAGGCCGGCGAGCCGCCAGAACCCAGCGCTTTGGCAAAGTAGTCAGCACGATCCTTGAGCGAGCCACGCAGCAGGCCGGCCACCGTGTGCTTGGTGTAGTAGCCCTGGGCCCGCTCAGCGCTGGTGAGTAGTTGGCAGTTGGCGCTCTGCTCGACCCGCTCGTACCAGGCGGCCAGGGTGTAGATGACATGCGCCTGGAACATAGCCTCGGCTGACGCGTAGGTAGCGGCCTTGTCGCTGTAGCCGGCCATGATGGGCATGACGCGGAACATGCGGCAGATTTCCTGCACCTGGTGGTTGCGGGTTTCCAGCTGCTGGGCATCCACACCCTTTTGGCCGATGGGCGTGTACTTGGCCGCACGGTCCAACAGCATGACGCCGCCTTCGGTGAGCCCTGCCTTTTCCTCAACGAGCCACTTTGACAGATCTTTGTATTGGGTCGGATTCAGTGAGCCTTCCACGCTGTAGAGCCCAGTGACGTTGAGGCCGTTCTTTTGCATATTGGCCTGGGTCTCTTCTGCGGCCATGGCAAGGCCGATGGCTTCGCGGGCGTAACGGGTCATGTCCATGCCCACAACGCCGTTCCAGCTGGGACCTGGCAGCCGCCAGATTTGCTCAGGCAACAGAGTCTTGGTTTCACCGCTGACTTGGCCGCGAATCTCGTAGCGCAGCGACCAGTCCGGGGCCTGCTTGACAGTGACGGAGCCAGGCAACAATGGGATGAGCTCCAGGATCTTGCCGCTGCTGGCGCGGTTGATGTAGATGAAGCCTGTGCCCGTCAAGACAGCATGGATGAGGAACGTCTCGCGCAACGTGAACGAGGTCATCCATTCGTTGGGCTTGCTGTGCAGGATGTCGTAAAGCGGATGAGCTGTGGCGGCTTCGCGGCGGCCGTTGGTGGCCTGATAGAGCTTGAAGGGCACCTGGGCGCCACCCTCAGCGATCACACGGACGCAAGCCATGACGGTGCTGACCTGTAGCGCGGTTTCAGTGTTGACGTCTGCACCGCTCTTGCTCGCCGCGCTGAAGCCGAGGCGGCGCATGGTTTCGTAAAACGATGCGTCGCCCATAGTGACGGATTTGCGGCTAACCAGGTTGCCGAGTCTCGTGAGAAAGCTCATGTGGCGGATTCCCAAAAGCTCTTGGCTTCGGCTTCACCACCGGCCATAGCTCGACCGATAGCGATGATGGTGGCCACGGCAGCGTCGATCTTCTTCTCGGCGCTAGCCTTGCGCGGGAAGATGTTCTCGTTGCGGTCTTCAAAGACTTCGACGTTGCTGAACATCCACACGGTGGCGGGGTTGTCGTCGTGGTGGAAGCGGCCGGAGTCGACCAGGGCAGCGATGAGCTTCATCGGCTCGCTGAGGTTGCGCACGGTCATGGGCACATCCACCACGGTGAAGCCTTCTTCGTCTTGGAGCGCCGGGGCGATCTCGCGGCTGCCCCACGCGTCCATGGCGATTTCAACGATGCTGTGTTGGGCACCGTCAGCCACAGCGTCTTCTTTGATCTGGTTGAGGTTGATCATGTTGCCGGGGGTTTTGATGAGGGCGCCGGTTTCAACCCAGCCTTGGTAGTGGGCGTTTTCAACCTTCTCGACCGCAGCAGCCGGCAGGTAGTTGCGGGTGAAGAGGTAGTAGTGCCACTCGCCATCGATGGCGCGCTTGAAAACTTTGGCCTTGCTGGCAATGTCCACCTTGCTGGCGAGGTCGAGGCCCAGCCAGCAGGGGTCGTTGACGAAGTCCGCTTCGCTCAGCGCAGGATCACCGCAGGCCTGCAGGTTCTGCAGATTGAGCCACGGGCTGGCGGCGTTGACCCAGATGTTGAGGTGCTTGGTCTTGAAGACGGCTTGCTTGCGTGGGTCTTGCAGCGCGGCGGCCAGCTGGGCCTGCAGGAATTCGCCGTCAACGCTGACGCCGAAGTTGGGGTTGGCTTTGATGAGGCTGTTGAGATCTGTCCAGTCGTCGTCTTTGTCGACAGTGAAGATGAGGCCAAAGCGGCGCTCATCGACGATAGTGCCTTCAAGGATTTTCTCCAGCGCGCGCTGATGAACGAAGCACGGGCCGCCGATGTTTGAACCTGCCGTAGTGATCACCAGCAACAAGGGCTGTGAGCGTGCACCCATGCCCGTTTGCATCGTGTCATAGAGCTCGGAGGTTTGGTGCTCGTGGTACTCATCGACCACGGCGCAGCTGGGCGATGCGCCGTCGCCCGGCTTGCCAATGACGGCCTCGAACTTCGAGTTGTTCTCGATGATGGCGATGTTGCTGGCGTTGACGACAACGCCGAAGCGGGCGCGGAACTCGGGCGATTTGCGGGCCATCAACAGCGCGGGCTTGAACACCTCCATGGCTTGCTTGAGGCTAGTGGCGCCGCTGTAGACCTCGGCCCCAAATTCACCATCGACGGCCAGCATGTAGTTGCCGATGACGGCGGCCAGGGTTGACTTGGCGTTCTTCCGAGGCACGTAAAGATCGGCGACGCGAAAGCGGCGCTTGCCGGTTTCAGCATGCACCCAGCCGAACAGTGTGGCGAGGAAAAACACCTGCCAAGCCTCAAGGCGAATGCGCATGCCGCGCGCGGCCCAGTCGCCCTTGATGTGAGGCTGCAGCTCTGCAAAGTGGCAGATGCGCACGGCGGGGAAGT